TGATCTGGGTGGGCATGAATAGCTCCTCACCTTGCCGTCTTGGATATCGGCGTGACCGTAACGTCGATCGTGCCGGTGACAGGCAACCCCGCCTGAATCACCATGACCTCGACCGCCGCCTCTGCCGGCGCGCCGCCCTCGCTGACGACGTTGGCTCTGATCGACCCACGTCCGGGCCCGGTCGCTGTGAACTTAGCAGTCGTCGGGTCCGCAGGCGGGTCTCCGGGAGCGGTCGGTTCCGGCGGGTTGATTGTCACCGGTCCCGTGGACGTCCACTCGACTGACCCGAGCTTGACGTCAGCCTGGGTCTCGTCCGTGAAGCTCACCTTCGCCGTCCCGGTGTCGCCGACATTCATCGGCGTCGGCGGAGGAGGCGCGTCTTTAGGCGCAGCTGCCTGTTGGTTAACACGAGAGTCGTATTGCTCTGGTGTAAGAGCAACCACGAACGGAGGACCAGCCTTGGGCTGGTCACCCTTGTGCTGGTCGGTCTTAGGGTGCTGCTCGTGCTGCTCGTGCTGCGCAGAGTGTTGATTGGTCACTGGAAATCTCCTTCATTGAACGAGAATTACGCTGTAGCAGTGACTTCCAGTCTTGCCATGAATGCATCTTGTAAAATAACTGTACCGGTGTATAACTTCCACCCGCATGTGCCCCTCTGGGCCAGCGGATCGCCCGGCGCAGGCTTGGGGTTGACAACCATCGGCGTCATGCTCGACTTACCCTTGAGGGGAACGAGCCCGAAGGCATCGCGACCAAAGTATAAAATGGGATACACGTCCCAGTTCACACCGCCAGTCGAGCGGTAGGTCGTGCTGCCGGAGGTAGCTGCACCAGCGTTGATGAATGGCGCAATCACCGTCGAACTCAAATAGCGGCACTGCTCGACGGCACCGATCTCGCCTTCGAACGGAGATGTGTGGGGCCCGTAGCTAGCGACCGGGATGAAACCAGTCATATTACGGATGTCGCTTTCGAGATCGGGATGACAGAGCGCGAAATACGCCGCTTCGACCGATCGCGTATTAAAGTCGGGGTTCGACGCCACGACCTGGGATATCTTGCGAGCATTCTGTCGGTTGAGCCCGGTCGTCACCCGGCGCTGATCGGTAAGCCCGGCGACCCCGGCGACGTTCGCCCGTCCGGCAACCTGATTCTGATACCAGACGTTGGTGCCGGCCTTGAGCACGTTGAACCGCAGGGTCTCGACAGTAACTGCGGCCTGCTCGCCCAGGATGTCGGTGGATTGCTGGAGCACCGGGTCGGTGTGGGTGTCCTCGATCACATCGGTGATCGTGATGTAATCGCCGTATTGATAAAGCTGAACCGTGTAATCCTGGTTGGCCAGCATCGAACCGGAGGGCGTCACTCCTTCAACCAGGGGCGTCAGCGCCAGCGGGATGTAGAACGGTTGCCCGACACCGTTGGTGCCTCCGGCATCTGGGCCGGCCGCGCCTGTCGCTCCCTGCAGAAAGTAACGCCGGAACTTGGCGGTCTGCGTCGAGTTCGTCGGCAAGGGATATGTTTGTCCAAACTTTTCAATGTGCAGATAAGGCATCGCCCGCTTTAACATTCGCACGACGCTGTAGGCCGCTACTGCCGGGCTGATATCGCCGTATGAGGTCACCGCAACCATTGTACTCTCCTAGGTTGTACGGGCGAACTCGCCGTGCAGCTCTCTAGCCATGGTCATGACGCCCGAGCGAACTCGGCAAAAGCACTGTCGAAGTCAGTAGGAGGTGCGACGACGTTGGTACGCTTGGTAGAGACTGGAGCAAGACGTGCCGCCGCAGCAGCAAGCGCAGGATTGACAGGTGCGGGCGCTGAGCTAGGTGCCGGTGCAGCCGCAGCAGGTGCCGCCGGTGCCGGCTGACCCCCTTGTGCTGACATGGTGGACTGCATGTCCTGCTTATACCGATTGATCAAGTCGACGACCTCGGCGGCCGTGCCTGACTTGATAACATGCTCATAAGCTCCACGCAAATATGCTGGTTGTTTTCCGGCCCAAGCAGACAGCTGCCCGGAAACAGTGTCGTAGTCGGATACTTGGTCCTGCAGCTCGGACAGCTGCGACCGGTCCGCCAAAGTGTCGATCGTGTGCAGGTAGGGAGCCAAGGAGCCCGCGAGATCGGCATACATCCGCCGCACGGTCTGCGTCACCAGACCCCGGATCATCGTCTCAGTAGCGCGGGCGACATCAGGCCAGTCGTTGAAGAACGTCTGCAGCTGAGTCGCTTCCTCGGGGCTGAAAAGTGGAGGTTCCTGATAAACTTGCGGCGGCGGTGCCGGCTCCGTCCGCAGCTGCGGCGCTGGTGCAGCTGGTTCCGGCGGAGGTGCCAAAGGTTCGACGGGCGGAGCCGGCACCGCAGCCTCAGCCGGCTCGAGCTCGACCGCCAGCGGCTTGGGCACGGATGATTTCTTGGGTGGCGCGACCGCAGCAGAAGCTGGTGCCGGGCTTGCCGAATCTATCTCGGCAACCGCAGCAGCCGCGGCTTCGGCGAACGCTAAATCAAACTGGTCGGGTTGCTCGGCTTCATCGGGTGCCGGCGTAGCTGGCACTGGCTGCGGCACAGCCAACGCCGGAGCTGGGGGAGCGGCGACAGGTGCTGGTGCCGGTGCGGCGGCTTCAGATGCCGCAACAGCTGCGGCGCGCGGAGCACGTGCCATGGATCATTCTCCTACTCAATCGTCACACGTTCACCCGATAGATCACTCAAAAGCTTCAGGAGCGTGCGAGCTTCGCCTTGTAACAACGCTACATCATTAAGGGCCGCCTTGACCAGCTGGCTGTGGCATCGGTCCAGGCGGACCTGGAGGAGGTGGCGCACCGCCAGGACCCCCGGCTCCGAGCGTGCCTGATGCAAGTGCTTGAGTAAGGCCGCCTCCTCCTGGCGGGCCTGAGAGGGCTGGTTGCGCTGGTTGTGGGGCACCCCCGGCAGCACCAGCTGATCCACTAAGCTCATCCTGCATGCCTTTCTCTAAGATACCCAGCGCCGTCTCGACGAGCTGCGCATCAGCATTCGCTGTGTTCTTTTGACCCTGTGCGATGTTCTTGAACGCATCGGACAGCAGCTTGCGCAGATTAGCTTCCATGAGCTTTTGCTGCTGCGCTTGGCTCTCCTGCTGGTCCTGCGCCGCGGCCGCCTGTCGCCGGCCCGCCTCGTCCTCGGTCACCAGGATGTCGTCCATGTCGCGGGCCTTGACCTGAGCCTCAGTTAGCTTGCGCTCATCGACGTGGATCATCTGCTCGGGTTTGAGCGTGTTCACCAAGCTATCCGCCTGCATGCCCCGCAGCTCCTTGGCCATGAGGCTGGTGGCTCCGCGCGCGACGACGTCATAGTCACCGTCAGGCGCTTGGTCCGGATTGAACACCCGATTGAAGAGCACCATCGAGTTGATGACGGACTGGGTGAACGTATCGAATGATCTGATGACATCTTTGAACGGCAGCGCCGCTTCACCGCGCAGCATGCTTGCGCCAGCCGCCGTGCGCATCGGCTCGGATGGCGCACGGTCCATGTCACCACCGGTGGCCGGATTGACGAACGTCTCGCTGTCCGCAAAGCGCAGGCCAAGCTCGACGATCTTCAACAAGCTGTCCAGATGCGCATCAACGCTCACGTTGCGCACTGCCGGCCACTGAGCTTCGGGCCCGGAGCCTTCGCGATACCAGACTTTATAAGCCGAGATAGCGGAGAGGTCCTGATCAAGGCGCAAGAGGTCAGTATTGAGTTCGAGGTTAGGTCCGCACACGACGCTCGCGTTATCGAGCAGCATGCGTGTCGCGGCAGAGACCATCATCTGAGAGTCACGGACTGCTTGCGGCAATCCAAAACCGACCGGGCTCGTATCGTCCTCGTCGAAGAGGAACGTGTGGATCATCGGAGGAATAGGAACAGACGGCATTTCCTTGGTAAGGTCCTCCCAAGGATTGAGCCGCGCACCGATGACATTGGCTTCAAGCATCCATATTTCGGCGTCGATGTAATCAGAGAGTTTGTCAGCAGGAACTTCCACGCCGACTTCTTGAAGGAGCATTCCATCGACGGGGCCATGCCAAACCATGATCTCATATTTCATCGTCTCCGATTTCATCTCGTTGACATTAACCTTCACGCCCATCGCCCGCAGTTCCATCTCGAACTGTTGCGCGCGGTAGTTCCCCAACGGGAAGCGTGCGAGGTAAGAATCAATAACGTCGGCGAAGAAATCAGGACGTGACCCCAGCTCCTTAACCTGCGTGCGAGACATGACGTGGCGAATAAAATAACCGTCCATACCCTGCAGGGTTTTTGCGCTGAGATCGGGGTAGAAATCCCAGACCGGGAGAAACTCGAAATAGGGTTTGAACGTCACCTGCTTGATCGGCTTGACGATCGGCGCAGGCGCTGGTGGTGGCCCGCCACTACCGTTCACCGGGGGCGGACCACCACCCCCATTCATCGGCATAGGCGCGCCCATGCCAGGAGTGTTGCCGCCTCCGTTCATCGGTGGCGGAGGTGATGTTCCGCCATTGCCCGGCTCAGCTTGCGGGGGTGACAGAGGTTGAGCGCCACCGGGTGGGAGTTGCAAAAGCTGCGGCGCTTTCTGCACCTTCCACGTCACGGTCTCTGACCGGCGCACGAACGGTCCTCGAAGCACGCCGAGACCATAGATGATGCCACTGCGGAGCACTGCGCGATTGAGCGCGACATAATCCAGAGCTTGATGCCCACCCAGCTCCTGAAGCTGATCGTCGATCAGAGTGCTGAGCTTATCGGCGCGCAGGTCCGCGTATCGATCGAGCGCTTCCATGACGTAGTTGTTGAAAGCGAAGGCATCGTTGGGATCGGGTGGCGACACCCCAGCTAGATCGTCCTTCTCCTTCGCCAGCTTGATCGCGTCGCTCACCTCGACCGCAGTGATGTCGGGCCAGGGCGCGGCATGGATTTCCCAGTTGCGCTCGTTGCCCTGGAACATGAGATTCATAATCCGCGCCAAAACCGAGATGCACTTGGTGCGCGTGATCTTGGGGTAAGCCTTGGAACGGTTGGGGCTGAAGCTCTGCTCGACCTCAGGATCGTAGAGCCCGAGATATTGTCGCTGGTTGGCGAGCCAGCGCAGCTCGGTGATGCGCCGGTCACTCACGTATTGCATAAACATCTGGTTGAAGCGCTGACCGAGCGTGCGTAGCGCCTCGGAGGAAATCTTCTTAACCGGTGGGTCACTTCCCGGAGCAACCGACTTACCAGGAATAGGCGTAGGAATATCCAGCGTCGGCGGCTTGAGTGCCGGATCGGGAAACCCTTTAG